CGGCACCCAGCACCACACCGGATGACACCGAGGAAGGCGCGGCTGAGGCTGAGGAACAGACAGAGGAAACGGAGAAGCAAGTGCGCCGCCCTTTTGAGTTCAAGGCGCTATTGCCCGAAGCCAAGGCCGACCACTGGAAGCGCTTTGACGCCACAGCGCGCAAGCATGAGGCAGCCATGAGCAAGGCCGCGGCGGGGCAATTCCAGAGCGACCTCAAGGAACTGCTAGCTATCCTGACCGGAACCAAGCGTAAGAGCATCGAAGACAAGGCCACGCTGGACTGGCAATACCTGACCCGCCAGTGGAACAAGTACATTGGTGACTCGGAAGAGCTGTGGGCGCAAGCGCTCATGCCCGTGATACGCGGGATTATGCTGGACCAAGCCAAGGAGCTGATTGCCACGGTTGGCGGCTCATTCGACCTTGAAGATGTCAGGGGCGCGGCATGGTTCAACCGCTACGTTTTACGCTTTGCTGAAAAAGAGGGGACGCTCATCACAGAGACCACGAAGGACCAGTTAGGCCGATTGCTCCAGCAGGCCAAGCTCGAAGGTTGGTCCATTCGTGACATCGAAAAGCAGCTAGGCGCCACGTTCGATAGGTTTCTAGGCCAGGACGATAGCCTATCAGACGAGGAGCGCGCCTGGTTCACCGAGCGCAACGTGCCGAACAGGCTGGAGGTGATTGCACGCACAGAATCACTCAGGGCTTCAAATTCTGGGGGCCACGAGTTGATGAAGGAATGGGGCGTGCCGCGCAAGGAATGGCTAGCGACGCTGGACCCGCCAAGGGCACGCGAGAATCACATGGCCATGAACGGCGAAGTTGTGCCCATGGATGAGCCCTTTGACGTGGGCGGGGTCAAGATGATGTATCCAGGCGACCCCGATGCGCCGATAGATGAAACGGCTAATTGCAGATGCACAGTTCTGCCCGTCGGCATGGATGAAATGTGATGATCGACTACGCCGAAATCACGCTGAGGACAGACGAGGATAGGGAGAGGCTGCGAGAGATGACGCGCTCCGGTTGGCGCGTCGTGACAAAAGCCGTCAACGCCCAGGGGACTACTTATTATCTAGAGCGCGTGCCTACCGTCGGACCACGGGAAGATAAAGAGCACGCCAAACGATGGGGGCACAGATGACAGAGACAAAACTTATCCCGTTTTCCTCGGATGTGAAGCTCGACTACCAGGGCCGGACCATTGAGGGCTACGCGGCGACCTTTGGCAATGTGGACCTGGTGAATGACATCATCCATCCCAATGCCTTTGCCAAGACGCTAGTGGAGCGCGGCGGCAAGGTGAAATTTCTGTGGCAGCACGACACCAAGGCGCCGCTAGGCCGCGTGCTGGAAATGAATGAAGACAATAACGGCCTGTACTTTAAGGCGGTTATCTCGGACACCCAGCAGGGCCGCGATGCCTTGGCCCTCCTGAGAGACAACGCTATCGAGGGCATGTCCATCGGCTACGAGCCTATCGTGTCGGACTTTAGCAAGTACGACGGCAAGACCGTCCGCAATTTGAGGGAGCTAAAGTTACACGAGATAAGCCTTGTGACGTTCCCGGCCTCGCCACTTGCGGGCGTGACGGCGCTCAAAGACGCCGACCCCGAGCCGCAAGCCGAGGCCGCTCCGGGCGAAAGCGGCGAACCCGAGGTCAAGGCGGGGCGCATCATCGCCAAGCGCAACGCCGAGCGCGTCAATGCCATCAAGCGATTGCTCCAGGAGCTGATCGACGACGGCGGGCTAGAGACAGAGGATGACGAAGAAGCTGAAGCACCTGCCAAGGCGCAGGCCGCTACAGATACGCCAGAGAGCAAGGCCGAACAGGCCGAGGCCGGGCCGGACGCCGCAATAGACGCACCACCCACCTATGACGTTGCCCGACTGGCGCTAGAAATCGAACTTGAAAAACAAAGATCGCTGGAGGTGTGACATGGATTTGCAAGAAATCGCCGCACGGCGACAGACCGTGCTCGAACAGGCCGGGGCGATTCTCGCGCAGAGCGAAATTAGCGGCGAGGATCACCAGAAGGCCAAGGATTTGCTCGATGAGGGCAAAAAGCTCTTTGAGCGCGCCGAACAGATGAAAGAGGTCAAGGCGCTAGGCGAGCAGTTGGCTACCGACATGGCCAGCGCCAAGGCCGCGCAGAAACAGGCCGGGCCAGAGGCTAGCAAGAGCTTCCCCTCGTGGGAGAGCTTCCTTGAGGCCGTATGGCACGCGCAGCACAAGAACAACATGATTCAGCGCGCTGACCCGCGCCTCGTGTGGTTCGATGAGAAACACGAGGTCAAGGACATGGCCGAGGGCGTTGGCGCTACCGGCGGCTTCCTTGTGCCGCCCGAGTTCCGCGCGCAGATTTACGGGGTCATGGGCGAGGGGGCCATCGTGCGCCCGCGTGCGTCCATCGTGCGCATGAACGCTCGCCAAGTGACCTTCCCCGTCGTGAACCAAACCGGAACGACCGCCGCACAGCCCCATTGGTTCGGCGGCCTGCTGGTGTACCATGCTGAGGAAGCAGCGGAGAAGACCGAGAGCGACGTGTCGTGGCGTCAGTTCACCCTGACGGCCAACAAGATCATCGGCTACACGCGGGCCAGTGACGAGCTGGTCAGCGACAGCGCGATTTCCTTGGGCGACTTCCTCGCTGGCCCGTTCGGCTTTGCGGGCGCCTTCACCTGGCAAGAGGATTACGATTTCTTGCAGGGTACTGGCGTCGGCATGGCGCAAGGCATCCTCACCGCGCCCGCGACCATCACCGTGGCGCGGCAGAGCGTGGCGACGCCGGTGCAGTACACCGACCTCATCAACATGCTGGTCAAGTTCCTGCCCACGGGCCGCGGCGTGTGGTGCATCAGCCAGTCCGTGCTGGCCTACCTCTTGGGCATGAGCGGCCCGACGGGCAGCGCCTCCTACCTGTGGGGTAGCGCCGTTAATGGTGTGCCCAACACCCTGTTGGGGATGCCCGTGCAGATCACCGAAAAGCTGCCCGCCGCTGGCACCGCCGGCGATGTGCTGCTGGCCGATTGGCGCTATTACATCATCGGCGACCGCCAAGCCTGGACCGTCGAGACCACGCAGTATGACCGCTGGAAGTACGACCAGACATCCTGGCGCGCCGTGCATCGTGTCGATGGTCGCCCGTGGCTGAGCACCTACCTGACCCTTCAGGATGGATCGACAACTATCAGCCCGTTCGTCATCCTGGGCGCCAAGTCTACCTGAGATTGAGCGTCGTATAGGTTCCCGATTCAAGCATAGCGGGCGGGGCGCAATCCCCGCCCTATCAGAAAAGAGGTTCAAGACATGCACACGGAACGATTCACCGAGGAATGGCAACTGCTCGACACCATTCCGCCATCGGTCAGCACAGCCGAGCAGAACAGCGGCTGGAACGCCGTCGCGGGCTTTGACCGTATCGTGGTCATCATCCAGACCGGCGCCATCACCAGTGGCGGCACCATCGACGCGGACATTGAAATCGGCACCACGTCCAGCGGCGGCACCACGGCGACCATGACGGACAAGAGCATCACGCAGTTGACCAGCGCCGATGCCAACAAGGTCGTGGTTATCGAGATGCGCCCCGAGGAGTTCATCCAGGCCAACGTCAACTACGACTACGTTCAGCTCGAGCTCACTTGCGCCACGCAGAACTGCCTCGTCGGCGCGCAGATTTGGGGCCATGCCATGTATCAGCCCGCCGTGACCACCACCATCGACGAGATCGTGGACTGAGGGTAACAGAATGTGGGTACAGCTCGTCTGCGCGCAACACATCGCTGACCACGGGAAGACCGTAACCCGCCACCCAGGCGACTGGGTAGACGTGGGCAAGCAGCAGGCGCTCTCCTGGGTCGCCGCGGGGGAGGCCAAGGTCATCGGCAACGCGAGCAAAGAGCTCTTTGCCGACTGTGGCATCCTGGCCGCGGAGCCAGCACCTGCCCACTTTGGCCCTGTGCCTGTGGCCATCGACCGGACGCTTATGGCGATGCTGTACCCCAAGACCTTCGTGTGGGATGGACATGCCAAACTGCCGCCGCCCATGCTGGCCGTGGGGTACGCCCTGCTGGACACCTGGGAGGCGGCGATTCCACTCAAGAGTTACACCGAACTGGCGGCCACTACTGGAAGCGACGCTGACCGAGCCGCCACGGCCAGCGTTGTCAAAGAACTGCGCGTGCTGCTGTACGAGCCGGGGGCCATGTTCCTGCGCAAGTGCGACGCCACGCTAGCCCTGCTCGAGCGCTGGAAATGCGAGCGCGAGCGCGGCGGCAACAAGTACCTGGCGTTCCTGCGCGCGCTGTATGCCACGCCGCTATTGGTGTGCGCCCTGCCCACGACATGGACAGGCGCGAGGGAGCCGGAATAGTTATGGGGAGGACGGGAGAGATGGACTGGTCAAAGCCTAGAACTACGGAGCCGGACCCGCCGCATTCGCGGGTCATAGATGAGATGATGGCCGAAATCAAAGAGCTAGAACTGCGAAAGCAAATGGCGGAATTGCGGTTACAGATTGCTCGTCTGGAACAAGAGATAGCCATGCTCAAAGCGCCGCCGTACACCATAACGTACACCACCAACAACGCGTGGGAAACCAAATGAACGGCGCTCTCATCGTCGCCTATGGCACCAACGCCCTGCGCGAAGCGGGCTATGCCCTGGACGCGCTAGGCCAGCACATGCCCGAATTGCCCGTGGCCGTCATCAGCGACAGGCCCGTCATGGGTGCGCGATGGATCCACATGGAGCAACGCGACAAGGGCGCGCGCTGGGCCAAGCTGAACATTGACAACCTGAGCCCGTTCGATGACACGCTGTACCTGGACGCGGACACCCGCGTGCATGGCGACGTGTCGGCGGGCTTTGGGATATTAGCCGACGGCTGGGATATGGCCCTGGCCATTAGCGATAGGCAAGCGGGGGAATTGTGCTGGCAATGCGCCGAGGATGAACGGAGCGCCACGCGAGCAGAGACGGCCACGGAGCCGCTAGGGCTACAGGCGGGGGTGATGTTCGTGCGCAAGAGCGACAGGATTCATGAACTGTTTGCACACTGGCGCGCCGAATGGGAGCGCTGGCAAGGCCAAGATCAGGCGGCGCTATTGCGGGCCATGTATCAGGCACCCGCGCGCGTGTGGCTGCTGGGGCGCGACTGGAATGGGGGGCGCTTGATAGAACATCGTTTCGGCATGGCGAGGGCAACGTGACACACATCGTAGCCATCGAATGGGACACCGACCAAATCCTAGCGCGGTTCGTGCGCTACCTGATAGCGGGCACGGGCTGGAGCGTATCAACCAAGCCGGACCCGCGCGCCGATGTCAACGTGTTTATGCCCTACCTGTGCTGGGCGCATTATCCCGAGTTCCAGCAAGGCCACCTCGTAGCGTGGTTCACGCACCGCGAAGAGGCATGGCCCGCCAAGGCTTTGATGTGGGATAACGCGGAACGTGACGCCCACCTGCGCCTAGCCTGCGCCAAGCTGTACGTGGATGAGCTTGCCAAGCGCGGCCCGGCCATGCAAGTGACGGCTCCACTGGAGCGTGACAAGTTCACACCACTGGAGCGCATCATCCGCCACGACAGGCCGCGCGTGGGCTTTAGTGGCTACGTCTACAAGACGGGGCGCAAGGGCGAAAAGAACGTGGCGCGGCTAGTCGCAGAGCGCCCCAAGTGGCAGATCATCGCATCGGGCAAGGGTTGGCCTTGCCAGTGCGGCGAGTACACCTGGCACACCGTCCAGCGATTCTATCAAAGCCTGGATGTGTATGTCTGTAGCGCCACAGTGGAGGGGCTGCCCATGCCGCCGCTGGAAGCGCTGGCCTGTGGCTGCAAAGTGGTGATACCCACGGGCGTGGGCCTGCTGGACGAGATACCCGCCGCCGCGGGCATCGTGCGCTACACGCGCGGCGATTACGGCCAGATGTTGCAGGCTATCGAGATTGCGCTAGACACCGACGCCGACCCGGAAGAGCTACGCGCTACCACGGCTCCCTACAGCCCGGAGCGCTTTGCATCGGACTTTGTGGAGGCCATCAATGCCATGGGCTGGTAAGGGCGCGGGAACCTATGTGGTCGCCTATGGCGCTCCGGCGCGCGATTGCGCGGTGCGCTGCCTGGAGTCGGTCAAGCGCTACATGCCGGCCATCGGCAGAGCGTTGGTATCTGATAAGCCGCTAGGGCCGGAAACGGTGTGCCTCTGTGAGCCGGATGAGGACATTGGCGCGCGCTCCGTCAAGACCCGCATGTATGACGTGGCCCCTGCCGAGTGGGAATATGTGCTGTACTTGGACGCCGATACCGAGCTAATCGCGCCCGTGCCATTCCTGTTCGATGTGCTAGCCGACGGGTGGGACATGGCGATCTGCGTCAACCCTGGCAAGTATGCCATAGCCAAGAACATGAA